AAAGTTATATGCTAGTTCTCTTATTTTTCTTTTTGCACGTTGTAAAAATAATGTTGCATTACCTACAGCTATAGCATCTACATTTGCTGAACCATGGTTAGATTGTTTTTTAATTAATATGTTTGTTGGTGTAATTGCACTATCTGTTCCTCCTCCTGATACAGTAAACTCACCACCTGCCGTTCCAATAATCAAAGTTCTTGTAGCCGTCATAAATCTAATCGCATTAACTTGATTAGATGCTATGGTATAAATAATTGCATCATCATCAGCTACAGTGCCACCAATGTTTGCATCCATGTTTTCGTAATCACCTGATCTTGAAAAGAATATTGTTTGTGGTTGATTAGTTGTTCCTGCAAAAACTAATCTTTGTTCAAAGAACGTAACACAAGAAGGATGTCCTGTTGTATCTGAGAAAGCTCCTAGTCGCCAATCTTCTGTAGCACTAGCACTTGATAGAGCTGTTAAGATTTCTATGGTTGCATTTGTTGTATCTGCAACAGCAGTTATTTTTGCATAACCTGAATTTAAAAAAACAAATCTACCAACATCTGTTGATAAAAATCCTGATCCACTATTTATTCCTGTAGTAGCAGAAGCTACTAACGATACACCAGTACCTACTGCTGATTGACCTGGATTTAAAGTTGTAGTGGTTACGTTAGCATCTTGCATTGGTCCTTTAGTAAAACTACAATCTGTTAAAGTCCAAGACGTATGAGATGTTCTTGATAATTTTTTAACTGGATGTGAAGGATGTGTGATGTACATAACATCAGCCGATTGTGCAAACTTGATTTGAAAAAGCTCTGCTTCTAAATAAGGTGTTACTACTTCTACTGCCGAACCACCTGATTGTACTTGTCCTTGATCTTTGTAAATTCTAATTATCTGATCACCAAATTCTAAAATATAAGTTTGTGTTGTTGAAAATTCAAAAGGTATAAGTCTAGCTTTTTTATTATGATTTTTTACTTCAGCTACAAAAGTTGTACCAGGTCGTCTTGCGGCAGAACCATGTGGATAAATAATAAAATTTTCAAGAGTTTTACATCCTGAAGAATACTTCGTTAGATCATTACGACCATCTAAACGTGGTGAAAGTTCTCCACCTGTAAAGTTGGTCAGCTGTGCTGCAACTCTAGCCATGTGTTAAAACCTTGAGTTTATAAATGTACTAGACTCTATCTCATCTGTCATACCAAGATCAGGTGAAGTATTCTGACCTTCAGTAGCATCTACAAATCTAGCGTCTCTTAATTTATCTTGAAATAGTTGATACATATTTTGAGTTACAGGATTTGAAGATGTAACTCCGTATGCAATGTCTGCCGCTAATGCAGCTGATATAGTTTCTCTTAGCAATTCATCATACTCATTAGGATCTGTAATTCTAGCAACATATAAAATTTTCATGCTTGATGCGTTGCTTAATATTTTTCTACCTTCTACTTTGTAGTTAGAATCAAAATCTAATATACGAAGTAGTCTCATACAATCTGCTGGTAAAGTATATTGTGAACTAAAACCCCAAGCAGGTGTGTCTGTGTCTGCTGCAAGTTCTACTCGTTTTTGTAAACAGTTCCAAGGGTGTGATCTAAACAATGCGTCTCTGACTTGTGTAAATCTTGCATTACATAATCTTGCGTTCTTTGAATCTTCTGTAAGTGAAAGAATAGTAGTTGCTCCTAGTTGATTTAATGCTCCGTTACAGATGTCTACTATTGATGCCATATTTTTTCCAAATGTCCTCGTTAGAAAGATTTAGTTCATCTTTCTTTTGCTTTGTTACTTCATTGATATTACCTATATCAATTTTTTCAACTAAAGCATATCTATAAATCTTATTATCGTTTCCCCATTGAAAATGCAACAAAAGTCTAGGCTCTTTGTAAATATCTATAAGTCTTGGGTCAAATCTAGCTCTTGTCATGAAATGAAAGATGGGGGATTTCTCCCCCACCTAAATCTAGTTATTAGTCAATTACATATAACATTTGCAACTGAATAGTGCCAGTACCATTAGCTCCCGCTATTGTTACTGTAACTGGAACACCATCTTTGTCCGCATCTGTTACTGCATTTTTGTCTAATGCTATTGTGTCTAACACCGCAACACTCTCCGCAGATGTAGAAGCAGCAGCAGCTTTGTATTGATCTACGTCAGCTGACTCTGTTGTTCCATCTGCTTTTGTGTGTTCTGCATAACCTACAGAAATAGTAGTTGATCCACCGAGTGCATCATAAGCTACTGATCCTGATAAAAGTCTTGCACCATTTGGTATGCTAAACATGTGTACAGTTGATTGCTCTGCACTCGCTTCGTATTCAGCAAAGGCTACTCTTACTCTACCTGCGAGTTCGTTAGTCTTTACCTTTTGAGAAGGAGTACCAGCAATTTTCGCTTGTTGTATTGAATTTGCCATAATATTTTATCCTCCTTATTACGCTTCGTGTGCTTGAACTTCTACCACTTTTTCTTCTTCCATACGTGTTGCTCCAATGCTCATGCAGTAGTAAACTTGAGTAGCATACGACTTGTCTGCTCTTTCGTCTATTCTAGCTTGAACATCTTTACCAACCGCTAATGTAATACCATCTTGTGCGAAGGCGATACATTTTCTTTTAGAAGATGCGATAGATAGTCTGTTTGATACTATAAAGTTAAAACCTAAGAACGAGTTGATCTCTCCATTTGCGAGTGCTTTCACAGTGTTGAAATCTGAACTTGTTACTTCAGTTGTACCTAATAGGTCAGTGATTTGTCTAGGTGATACCACGATAAATCTAGCGATTGACGGGTCTACACTTGCTAAATCGAACTTTTCTTTTGCAGTTCTTAATTTTGCAATAGTCAAACCATCAGTACCTGACTCCACAATTTTTTGTGCAGATGGTAATGTAGTTGATGTGCTTCCTGTCTCACCAGTAAATGCAGTTCCTAAAGCGGCACTGATTACTACATCATCCATAGCTCTACCCATTGCCATAGCAGCAGCTTGAGCATAAGAAGATGTCGGGTCTATTAAGAGTCTTACTTTGTCTTGTTGATCGATTAGATCAGCGAATTCATAGTCCGCAAGAGATACTCTACGTCTAGCGTGAGGTGTATCTATTTGTGGAGTGTCTGAATGTCTGCTAGTTTTTAAAACAGCAGTTACTGAGCCAACTTGATCGAAGAAAGCATTTTTACCTGTAATACTTTCAAGTCTTACTCTGTCTCTTAATAACGATCCCATTTGTTGAGATAGCATTTGTACGTTAGCAGAGTACTGCTGTACAAAAGCTGTAGTTATTTGTGATGACATAATTGTCTCTCCATTATTGTTAGTATTAAATAATCAGAAAGGTTCTCCACCGAATGGTAGGCATCTCTTGGATTTAAAGTCTTTTAGACTAGAGTCTATTCCTTCTTGCCAGTGGGGTTCTTACGAATTGTCCCGCTAATTACCCATTTATACAATAAATCGCATAATGGCAAGGGGTTTTTTTTCTGATACTCCGTACCATTTTCTTTAACAATACGGAGTACCTCTAATCTAATTTCTTCTTTGTTTAAATGGTTATCACTTGCCACTTAACATCTCCCTAAGTGTATAAACTTGTTGAACTTGTTTATCGTGATTAGGATGACTTTTATGCCAATAAGGACTAGCTTTATCATTGATAATCGAATCAATCTCATCTTGTATACTTTGATTAGATTGTACACTTTCGCTTTCTGTTGAAACGATTTTATCTTCTGACATCATACCTGCAATCTTTGCAAATCCTTTTATGATTTCAGGATGATCTCCAAGTCTAGTTCCATTTGATAAAGTCATATCAAGTACTTCAGGTTTGATATTAGCTTTAGCTAATGAACTTGCCTGTTTTACTCTAACATCAAACTCTCTACCCCACTCTGATCTGAGTTCTTGTTCAGCTTGAGCTTGAGCAGTTTCTGTATCAATCTTAGCTTGTTGAGCTGTGCCTTCCATGTTTTGTTTATAAAACTCTAAAAGACCTTGAGCTTGTTTATTATTCAAACCAAGTTTGTGAGATGTTTCTGCAAATTGTTTTACAGCATTATCATCTAAAGAAACAACTTTAGATTTTGCATCTAAAGAATATTTTTCAGCAGACTCAGGTCTACCAAGTTTATCATACACTTCATTCCATTGTTCTTCTGTAGAATTATTTGTAGGTATGACAACTTTATCTTGACCAATCATTCTTGTAGCATTGATATAACTTTTAGCTAAAGCATCAATCTCTGTAAACTTTTCTATGTTAGGGTCTTTTCTAAACTCCTCACTAATAGAATCTTTCCATGTTGATTGTGTTGTCGATGTTATTGCTTCTTGTTTTGTTTCTTGTGTTGTAGGTTTAACTGTTTCTGTAGATGGTTGTGTCTTTTCTAC